TAGTAGGTGGTACACCATCTGGTACTGCTGCCGCTTCAGATGAGGCGTCAAGTTCTGGTAATGTTACCAGTAATAATGCAAGAATAACACATACACTAACATTAGACGGTACAACTGCTGACAATGCTGAAATAGCAGATGTGACGGTAACCTCAAGTAAGGTGACCGCTAATTCAGTTATTTTAGCAACAAGTACAGCGGCTGTAGATATTATGGTTCATACTGTGGCGTCAGGTTCATTCAAGTATATAATAACAAACAAATCAGGCGGGACATTAGCAAATGATAGTACCGTGGTAACAAACTTTTTGGTACTATAGGAAAAGTGATATAAATAGAAGTAAGGATAAAAAATGCCAGCAATTATAACAAAAGATTTCAGAATACATAACGCCAATCAATTCAAAGAGAGTTTTGGCGAAAGTGCGGATACTTATTACCTGGCAATAGGTAGACCACAAGCATTTGCAAACGACCAAGCATTTAATGATGGAACAGATACTAGTCCTCCAACACCAGTAGATAGTGTTGGGTCAGTAGATTATTATGTGTATGATGACTTGATGTCGGCGAAAAAAATATCAAGTTCAGATGTATCACTAGCAATACCAAGAAAAAATTGGACAACTGGTACAACTTATGACCATTATAGACACGATTATGGAGAAATTAATAGTGCAGGTAGTGCTATTACGGCGAATAGTGGTGCTTCAACATTGCATGACGCTAATTTTTATGTAATGAATAGTGATTATGATGTTTATAAATGTATTGACAATGATGGTAATACGGCTTCAACAACTGAACCAACTAGTAATAAATCAACTAGTGTATTTTCAACTGCTGATGGATACAAATGGAAATATATGTATTCATTATCAAGTTCTGAGCAAGCAAATTTCTTATCAACTGATTTTATGCATGTATCAACTGAAAGTACAGATTACTCAACTACGGCAGGTGCAATAGAAAATGCATTTGTTACCGCAGCTGGTTCAAGTGGAACAAACGGAACATATACAAGTGTTGCAATTAGAGGTGATGGTTCAAGCGGTGCTTGTACTGTAGTCGTTTCTGGTAATGCTGTAACAAGTGTTACGGTAACAACTGCCGGTTCTGGTTACACTTATGCAAGTGTTTTAGCGGCAGATATTGGTAATACTTCTGGTGCAGATATAGATTTTATTATTTCACCTCCAGGCGGACACGGTACAGACTGTGTTGCTGAGTTAGGTGGTTTCTTTGTAATGACTAATGTTGATTTTGCAACAAGTGAAAGTGGAGAGTTCAATACAGACAATGACTTTAGAAGAATTGCTTTATTAAGAAACCCAACAGATAGTACAACAGGTTCAACGGCAACTGCTTCAACACTTGACGCTACTAAATCAATTACATGTGCTTCAGGTGCAGGAACATTCCAAGCAGATGAAAAAATTACACAAGCAACTACTGGTGCAGTAGGTTATGTTGTTGATTATAATAGTACAACAAGAGTAATAAGATACATACAACCACAATTTGCAAACCAAGGGGTAGATAGTAATAGTAATAATACGGCGTTTAGTGGAACCTATACGGTAACAGGCGCTACTTCAAGTGCAACAGGCACACCAACAGCAATAGATACTACTCCAGAATTAACGGCAGATACAGGTGATATACTGTATATTGAAAATAGAAAACCAATTAGCCGTGCTTCAGACCAAACGGAGAATGTAAAGTTAATTGTAGAGTTTTAGGAGAAATAAATGGCAACAAATTTTAATGTCTCTCCGTATTATGATGACTACGCAGAAAATAATAATTTTCATAGAGTTTTATTTAGACCTGCTTATGCTGTTCAAGCAAGAGAGTTAACACAATTACAAACAATTTTACAAAACCAAGTCGCAAGATTTGGTGAACATGTTTTCAAAGATGGCTCAATGGTTATACCTGGGTCAGTTACCTACAATACAAAATATGATTATGTTAAGTTAGCAAGTCATACTACATCTACAGCAGCGAACATGGACGGACTAGTATTAACTGGTTCATCTTCTGGTATTACGGCAACTGTAGTAAATACAAGTGAGGCAACAACTACGGCGGCTGCAACTGTTTATGTTGTATATACGGCGTCAGGTTCAGACACTACATCAAAAACATTTACAGAAGGAGAAACATTAACATTTACATATAATAGTGTTTCATCTAGTGCTGTTGTTGGTACTTCAGGTACATCTTTACCTACTGCTTCAAATGCAATAGGTTATGGTAGTTCAGTAAATGTACAAGAAGGTGTATATTTTATTAATGGTTTCTTTGTTAAGAATACTGAACAGACTTTAATACTTGACCCTTATTCAAACACTCCATCTTATAGAGTAGGTTGGACGGTAACGGAAAGTTTTCAAACACCTGAGGATGATTCCTCATTAACTGATAATGCAACTGGTTCATCAAATGTAAATGCTGCTGGTGCTCATAGATTTAAAATTGCATTAACACTTTCTAAACTTTCAACTACATCAACTAGTGATAATAATTTTGTAGAGTTAGTAAGAACAAAATCAGGTAATGTTGAGAACATTATTAAAAGAACAGAATATGGTGTATTAGAAGAAACACTAGCAAGAAGAACAGCAGACGAAAGTGGAGATTATGTTATCAAAGCTTTTGATTTGGATGTAAGAGAACACCAAAATGACGGTAGTAATCGTGGTATCTATTCTGCTGATAGTGAAAGTTTATACAATGGTTTAAGTTCCGCTAATTCAGAAGCAAGATTGGCATTAGGTTTATCTCCAGGTAAAGCATATGTTAAAGGTTATGAAATAGATACAACTGGACAAAAATTTCTTACTATAGAAAAAGCAAGAGAGTTTGATACTATACAAAACAATACAACTAGATTAAGTGTAGGTAATTTTGTAGAGGTAACAAACATACATGGATCACCGGATGTTGGTACAGTATCAGGTGAAACAGAAGCATTTAAAGAATTACAATTATACAAAGATACAATTTCAACAAGAGGTACAAACCCAGCAACTGAAAATGTAGATGTAAAACAAATTGGTCGTGCAAAGGCAAGATACTTTGAATATAAATCAGGTACTGCTGGTACAACATCATCAAATACAACATCAATTTATAAACTAGGTTTATTTAACATTGATATGTTCCAACACTTAGCAGTAAGTACAAATGTTTCATATGATACAGGCGAAACATTAACTGGTGCTACATCAGGTGCAACTGGTATCATTGAGGCAGTATCTGCTAGCACTTCAACTGACCCGGATGCATTTATAACTGAGCAAGGTGACGCTTTAGTTTTAGATAGTACAGATGGTGCTTCTCAAACAGACGCTGGTGACCAAATTGTATTAGAGCAATCCGTACTTACAACAATTGTCGTATCAAATGTTAGTGGTACATACTCTGCTGGAGAAACAGTAGCGGACGAAAGTTCAAATAGTGGTGCGATACTAGCTGACTTATCAGATAGAAAAGGTGCAACTTCTTATGATTTTGCTGAAGTAAAATCTGTTGGTATGACTGGGTCTCCAAACTTTACGGCAGACACAGTTCTAACAACTACGGCAGCAAGTGAAGAAGATGAAAGTAATATAACAATTTCTGGTTCAATTAATATCGTTGCAGGTGAAACAGTAATCAATGGTAATAATACTAAATTTAGTACAGAATTAAAAATTGGTGATAACATTGTCTTTGAAGATGATACAGGCACACAATATAGTAGATTTATTTCAAGTATTTCAAGTAATACTTTGGCAGAGGTAAGTGCCTTTGTTGCAACTACAACTACATCAGCTTCAACACAAAGAAGAAGAACAAAATTACAAGACATTGCTGATACAGCATTAGTTTATAAATTACCTGAAGCAGTTATCAAAACATTAAAGACAACTGATAATGCAGGTATCACAGATACAAGTCATAAAGTACGAAGACAATTCGTAGATACTTTATCCAGTTCTGGTGTTGCAACTTTCTCAGCAGGTGCAAATGAAACCTTTGATGCTCATTCAGAAGCAGATTATACATTATCAATTATGACAGCAGGTACAACTTCTGGTTCTGTAGGTGATATTGTTTCACTATCAGGTAATAACCATGAAGGTTCAGCAAACTTTACATTAACAGGTAGTCCATCAGGTAGACAATTACAAGTAGACCTTGGTGCTAATTATGCAACCGCAAAAGTAAAACTGATTGCAACAATAACAAGAAGTGTTGCAGGTGAAAAAACTAAATCACTACAAACAGGTATAACTGCTACAGTAGATACACAAGCATTAGCGGAAGAAAAAACAATTAGTTTAGGTAAGGCAGATATTTATGCTTTGACAAGTGTTTATATGGCACCTGACTTTAGTACGGCTGCAACAACAAGTCATACAGATATTACAGATAGATTTACTTTAGATAATGGACAAAGAGATAGTTATTACGACATTGGTCGTATAGTAAGAAAAGATGGTACACAAAATCCAACTGGTAGATTGTTAATTACATTCCAACATTTCAATCATGGTACTGGAGATTATTTTTCAGTAGATAGTTATTCTGGTGTTATAGATTATGCAGATATACCTAATTTTGATAGTCCAACAAAAGGTAAAATAAATTTAAGAGACGCTTTAGACTTTAGACCTAGAGTTTCAGATAGTTCAAGTGTTGTTGGTTATGGTGGTGTAGATAGTATTGGTGCAAAAGATTATATCAATGCAGGTGCTTCTACAGTAGATATGCCAAAACCTAGTTCAGACGCTACACTTGATTATGAATTTTATTTAAGTAGAATAGATGGTATCTTTGCAACAAAAGATGGTCTATTTAAACAGGCAAAAGGTACGGCGGCAATTGACCCTCAACGACCAGAGCCACTTGATGACGCTATGGCGTTATACTACTTAAAATTACCACCTTATACTTTTAGTCCTGCTGATGTAATGATTACTACATTAGATAATCGTAGATATACAATGAGAGATATTGGTAAGTTAGAACAAAGATTAAAGAATGTTGAATACTATACTCAACTTTCATTGTTAGAACAAACCGCTATCAATACACAGGTACAAGACGCTACAACAGGATTAGATAGATTTAAAAATGGTATTATTGTAGATAGTTTCAAAGGACATAATGTTGGTGATACTTTATCAACAGAATATAAGTGTTCAGTAGATATGAACGAAGGTGAATTAAGACCAGAATTTACTGCTGACAATGTAAAACTTATTGAATTAGCGGCAACTGATACAGACGCTGAAAGAACAACTGCTGGTTATCAAAAAACTGGTGACTTGGTAACATTACCATATACTCATACAGACTTTATTAAAAACCCATATGCTTCTAAATCAGTTAACTGTAATCCATTCTTGGTATTCCAATATCAAGGCGACATTGCATTAACACCAGATTTAGATGAGTGGTACGATACAACAAGAAAACCAGATGTATTAATTAACGATAACGCTTTATTTGATACAATGACTACCCTTGCAGGTGGTACAAATAGTTTAGGTACAGTTTGGAATAACTGGCAGACTAACTGGTCAGGTAACTGGTCACAAACTGCTGGTTCACAGAATGGTAATATCGTAGCAAGTGGTACAATATCTGGTTCTATTCAAACAAGAACAAGAACAGGTATTACAAGAGAGATTGCAGGATCAAATGTTGTTAGACAATCATTTGGTGATAGAATTGTTGATGTTGCATTTATACCTTTCATTAGAACACAAGATGTTGCTTTTACAGGTACAAGATTAAAACCAAACACAAAAGTTTACCCTTACTTTGATAATGTATTGGTAACTTCTCATGTGACACCAAATGGTGGTGTTAAAGGTGGTAATCTGGTAACAGATAGTGTTGGTTCAGTTTCAGGTACATTTACAATACCTGCTTCATCAACAGAAAGATTTAGAACAGGTGATAGAATATTCAGATTAACAAGTTCATCTACAAATAGTTCAACGGATGATGATGTTGATACTTTTGCAGACGCTACATTTACTGCTCGTGGTTTACAAACAACTACGGAAGAAACTATACAATCTACAAGAGTTCCAATTATTAGAGCAAATACAGTATCAGAAAGTGATACAAGAAGAACAGTAGATAACTTTAGTGTTAGTGCAGGAATCCAGAGACCACAAAATCCAGACCCTCTAGCACAAACATTTAGTATCCAAGAACAAGAAGGTGCATTTATCACAAAAGTGGATTTATATTTTGAAGAAAAAGATAGTACAATACCAATTAAAGTTTATATGGTAGAAACTATACAATCTAAACCAGGAAGAAGAATTATTCCATTTAGTGAGGTAACTGTAGCAGCGGCAGATGTTAATACAAGTTCAACGGCTGCAACAGCAACTACGGTAACATTCCCAAGTCCTGTTTATCTACAAGGTGGTAAAGAGTATGCAATTATTTTAAAACCAGATAGTCAAAAATATAAAGCATGGGTAAGTAGATTAGGTGATACTGATGTGACTACTTCAACAAGAAGAATTACAACACAACCTTTATTTGGTTCTTTATTCCGTTCTCAAAATGCAAAATTGTGGACAGAAGACCAAATGGAAGATATGAAACTAACAATATACAAAGCAAAATTTACAACAGGTACTACAGGTACTTTAACATTAACGAATGACGCTTTACCAGTTAAGACTTTGGGTAATAATCCTATTGAAGTAAATGCAACCGCAGGTTCTGGTACAGCATTTGGTGGTAACCCAGCGATAGTAAAAATTAATCACTTCGCTCATGGTATGAATAGTGGTAAACCTAGTAAGGTAACCATTGCAGGTTTAGGTGGTTCAACTGATTACAATGGTATTTTGGGAAGTGCAATAAATGGTACACATGATGTTGCAAATGTGACAGACGATAGTTATACAATTACAATTTCTGGTGACGCTGCCACTTCAACTGGTAGTGTAGGTGGTTCAGCAGTAACCGCTACAGAAGATAGAGCATTTGAAAGTATTATGCCTAAA